AGTAGAGCTGTGTTGACTGCTATGTCTGTGGAGATACTTTGGGTAGCCGCTATCAAACCACACAGAGCAGCAGTGAAGATGCCCAACATCATCTTTGTTACTGTGTCGTTCATCTTAATTATCCTTGTTCGTATAAGAAGCAGCCCAGCCTGTGCTAACAGGGGCCGAGTACAACGTTGGTGCTCTCAAGTTATGGATAAAATTAGAGAGAGGCCCGCAACTCGACTACTCGCGCTTCCAGTCGGTCTATTTCAGCTACAGCCGGATGAACCCAATTGGGTTTTTCTGTCCATGTTGTACCATCAAATAAATACTGCCCTCCAAACCAATCCGCAGGAGCGGTTACATTTTCATGTACAGTTGCATTACCAGAGTGCATATCACCGATAATTAGTTCCGGTGGATTACCAACCACAAGTCTGTTGCTTTCAACAGCAACAGGAACACCGTCATCATAAAGATATGCGCTGATGTTAGATTCATTAAAAGTAATTGTTTTGCTCATATTTTCTATCCTTAACTATAAGTGACCATTAGTTTGGTTGCGGATAATGCTCTGCCAGCTACAACAGACGGGACTATGGGGGTCAGCACCAAGCTACCATCAAAGCTGACATAGTATGTTGAACCTATCGTTAAGCTGGTTTGAGCATCATCAATCGAACCAATGATCTGAGTCGTGGCTGTTGCCGAGGAGCTATAAGCCGCATCGCTAATACCTATATAATTACTTGCTGTCAGATTTGTATTGGTATACCCAACAACCATAACCCTTGCATGCCCCGACTCAGAATCACTACCATCGACATAACATACAACAGATTGTCCGGTATCGGGGTCATAAATAATATCGGGATATTGAACATATGCAATATCTAGCGACAGGGGAGTATCCCATGTACTGGTCGCGCTCGCACCAGTACCAGAAATAGTGCCACTGACAACTTTTCCTTTTGAGGCAGGATCGTCATCGTATACAACCACAACTTTGTTTGCTGACGCGTCGAACATTGAACCGAGCTGACTTGTATTAACTGATACAGCAGTTACTTCCGTGCCGAAAGTAAGAGAATTTGTGACGCCACCAACAATCGTTATTACCATTGATTTCAGATAGTAGCCATCATGATCATCTCGCCAAAAGACAACGCCCTTGTTTTGGGCTGTGTCATAACACGCCGTAACATAAGTAGCATATCCGGCTTCAAATTCGACTGGAGTCTCCGCCGTCAGCGTAGTACCTGTTGTATTTTCGATTAAAACCGCTTGACCATCACCATCATTAACCTGATAACACGCTATAACCCTTTCCGTATCTGGGTCATAAAAGCAACCCCTAGTTAGATACATAGCGCCAGCGGCAGCGAAATCTATTTGAGTTCCCAAACCAGCAACCTCTCCTGCACTGGTATTTACCGTTCCGCAACGGCACTGTCCGGTCTGTGGGGCGGCATCCAATCTCCATAAAAAGACTACATTGTTCGTTGACGCATCAAATACAACAGCGGGGTGTCTAATGGCAGCCGATTTAATAACTACAGGCGTTCCGAATGAAGTTGTATTGGTACTGCCTCCTGTTACTGTTCCAACAGCGGCAAATCCGTAATCAGTGCTTGGCGATGCCTCCGCATAATAAAGGACAACTCTGTTGGCATTTGAATCATAAGTAATATCTGGGTAATTAGATTGCGCCGCCCCAACCCTAGTTTCTGCACCCCAAGTGATGCTAGTTCCGCTGACCTGTCCGACTGTAACGACAACATAATTATCAGTCGATTCTCTATAACAAATTACGACTCTATCGGTGCTTGTGTCATAACACCCCTTTACACCTCTAATACCCCCTGTTTCAAATTCTGAATCAGCTCCGAAGCTCTGACTCGCACCAGTACCAGCAACCGCTGAAACTGTGCCATCAGCATTAAGAACAACTGTATCGCCATTTGAGATTGTGCCTGATGCCACGGCGTCAAATGAAGGGCCAGCCGCCACTGCAACAACAACCGCAGTTCCATCCTGTTTCGTTACTGATACCCGAATAACATTATCAACATCTTTAGCCACATAAAGCCTATCGCCTGCAGCACATGTATAACTCACGCCACCAGCGATATTCATTGTCGTAGCGTGAAAGGTCAGAGGCCACGCAGCAGCAGCTATAAGTGTCATCTGCTGACCTGCGGTCATTGTCAGGCTTGTTGATGTCGTTGTGCCAGTAATGACTACTACATTTCCAGTTGCGGCAGTAAGATCAACCGCCGTTGCGGATGCTATGTCAGCACCAGCGGATTGAGTTTGTAGGGCTGTGAAAGTGTTAGCACCCAGGATGGCGGCTGTGCCTGTTACTCCGGCAGGAGGAAGAGTCCCTGTAACCCCTGTACTCAACGGAAGCCCTGTCGCATTGGTCAAAACACCTGATGCAGGAGTTCCCAGGGCAGGAGCCACTAAAGTTTTGTTAGTAAGTGTATCCGTTCCCGTCTTAGTGACAAGGTTAGTCGGGGTGATGATGTCTGTTAAGTTAGCCATGCTCTCTTAATCCTCTATACAGGCTCGGTAGGCCAATCTATTTCGTTGGGAAATCCATCCTGTTCGGGGATGTCTCGGAGTACCTGCCGATATGTTGTCATCGCTTCACTCATATCCGTATCTGATAGCGCGTGGAAGTCTGTCACTGCCAGCTTTGAATCTCTGTCTGTCCTGACTCTCTCGGCCTCTCGTCCAGCAGCTCCCGCTGTGTACTCCGCCTCTTCTGCGTCCCTCTCGGCTTCTTCCGCTCCCGTAAAAGGCTTTTTACCCTCTGGGTATTCGTCTGATATTGATACTGCATGAAACCTCATGGTTTTCTCCTATGAGTTAGCAACGCCGTAGAGGCGAACAGCGCAGGTACACGTTCCTGTGTATGGTAAAATCTGAATACCGGTCAACGCCCCTGTCGTGGGGTTGCTGGAAGCTCCTGTTATAGAATAAGTGTAGCCGTTATCATCCATATAACCCCCATGATAGTTGACAACGTGCTGTATGCCCGTTTCAGTGGGCTTATAAACATAGATTCTAAAGTTGCCGCTCTTGCCCCCCACATTACCTAAGGAATAAGCTAGAGGCGCTCTATTATTATTAGTGTTTGCATAACCTATAAATGTTGAAGCGTTACTTCTGACGGTTGTTAGGTGTTCAGCATATCCTGTTGTGAGGTAAGACCCTCCGATTTTAAAGCGTATGGCTACTTGTTGGTTGTCAGTGCCGCATACAAAACCAGAAACAATAATTTCATAAGCGTCATAAGTGCTGTCAAAAGTAGTTTCCATATCTACAGTGGATGCTCCAGAGGCATTGATAGTCTCCAAAAGTATGAGACTACCACCGCCGGCGGCTGCAGTTGACTGCCAGGTAGAACCGTTAGAGGTTAATATATTCCCTGAAGTGCTAGGTGCTACCACCTGAACTGCTGATGTGCCATTACCCAAAATCACATTATTTGCTGTTAGAGCGGTAGCCCCGGTTCCCCCATTAGCGACAGGGAGGGTTCCTGTAACCCCCGTAGTTAAGGGAAGTCCTGTTGCGCTAGTCAAAACAGCAGCGGAAGGTGTACCAAGAGCAGGAGTAACCAAAGTCGGGCTTGTAGCAAAGACTAACGAGCCTGATCCGGTTTCATCCGTTACCGCTGAAGCAAGGTTAGATGATGAAGCTGTCCCTAGAAAGGTCGCGACATTACTTGCAAGTCCTGACACACCTGTGGCAATTGGTAATCCTGTCGTGTTGGTTAGCGTTCCAGATGCGGGGGTTCCTAGAACTGGAGCTGTTAGTACAGGAGCTGTTAAGGTTTTATTAGTAAGAGTCTGAGTACCAGCCTCAGTAACTACAGTGCCGCTGTTACCGCCAACCTGTGCATAGACCTCCCAAGTGGAACCGTCATAGACAAACTGTACACTAACACCGTCTATATCCAGCACAAGGTCAGCCGCTGTTCCATCAATAGTGGAGCCATTACGCCCCACTGTCAGGTTGTTAGTACCAAAGGCATCTCCAGAGTCTGCAATAATAACTTGATCGCCTGTTGAGGGGCTTACAGGCAGGGTGACAGCGAAGGCTCCACCGCTTGTATCGGCTAGAACGCCCTCTACGTCCTGTGTAGTATAATTGCCTGTCTTGGTAACATAGGTAACGCCTCCAACTGCTAGTGCGTCAACGGCCTGTTTTACCCGCAAGGGCGAGAAAATTTTACCTGTTGTTACTGTTCCTGCTTCTGCTTCTGCCTGTGTCGCAAGGTCAAAAGCACCGGAAACTGAAATAAAATCTAGTGTACCTGCCCCGTTTGTAGCCAGGACAGTGGAAGGAGAACCATCAGAAGATGGATAAACCAATCCGTTTAGGTTGCCGGTGACGTTTCCGGTGACGTTTCCGGTGACGTTTCCGGTGACATTTCCGGTGACATTTCCGGTTAGACCCGCTGAATTAAAGCGGGCTACCTC